GAGCTGGAGTCCCAGGGCAAATATTATCTCCCAAAATTCTAAGGGACATGCACAAGCACACGCCCGATAGCGGGCTCAAGCACATGCGTCCATGGTTGGTCGACCGTGAACAAAGGTTCAACGTCCTTGTAGTTGATGACAAGCTCACGGGCCACGGCTCCTGGCCAAAAGAAAATCTTCCTCTCTTCTACCCCCTTGGCCATAATAAAATTATCCTGGCATAGAGAATAACGCTTAATATTCCACGCAATTTGAAAAGGTGACAAATCAAGTTTGTTAAATTTTGTTAATTTCAATTCACACCAAAAAGAAATATTCTTCTTTAAGGATTTATCTATATAAACTCCTAGTAAATCAGGTATTCCAGGTGTTCCGTAAGTTTCAATTCTTGTCCAATAAATATTCGGAGTTATGGATTTAACATTCTTCCAAAAAGTGGATTCCCTTCCTCGCTTTAGCCCAGGATGGTGTTTTTTTATTTTTCTGTCGTTCAACGACTGTTTCTTTTTTTTCAACAATGCGTACTTCATCTCCTTCGACAAGGCAGAGTCTGACACCAAGTTCTTTTTGGTACGGGTTGAGTTTTGTACCCCCTCCCCCTGCCGATTTACCATTTACTTTCCTCGTTCCTTGAGAGGTTTTAACATCAAGAAAATGAGCCCTGCCGTTTTGTGGGTTAACAACAATGATATCGATAGGGCCTTGTTCGCAACAGTTTTTAAAAACGTAATAACCTTCTTCAAGAAATTTGTTGATCGCTTTGTTCTCGCTGATCGTTGCCTTGTATTGTCTCGGATTCATTTTCCTCCAAATCCGTAGGGGTCTGGTCAATGATAGAAGTTTTTCTTAGATCTTGCAACATCTTATCCACTTCTTCGAGAGTTAAGTTATCAATTCCTTTACCTGTTTGTTTCTCTTTTTTCTCATAATATCCTGCAGCTTTACCTCTACTAATCTCAGCAGCTAAAGCTGTTTTGAGATCGGGTTTCATATCAAATTCATTGATGTCTTTTGAGGTGGGATTCTCAGCACGAAGACCAAGTTCGTGTAGTCTTCTCATATGTGTAGCGGGGGATATTTTATATTTATTCCAAAGGTCTTCCTGTAAGGCTCGAATATAAGCATGAACTTTAGGGAACTCTTTTGGACTCTGTAAACGAGAAGCAATCTGTCTTGCTGTATGCTCTGAGTATCCAGCCATAACCGCACATTCGGTTGCAGTCTTTCTATTTTCTTGAGCAACTAAGTTTTCAGCGAAAGCTATTTGCTTTGCTGTCAGTTCATCTCTCATCTCGGTTAACTCTTTAGTCAACACGATATCGTCCCCTGGTTTTCTAAACTTCATAATTCTCTTATAAGAAGAAATCTAACAAAATCAACAAAAATATAAATTCAGTTCAGATTTGCGAGCCCCCTCAGAAGAGTATGTTATTCTTCTGAAGAATGACTAGAAGAATGATATTCTTTGCTATTATTATTGATATACTTGAATAATAGCTTGCTGAAGAATGAAAGAGTCATATTTGTAGATTTTTAAAATTTTTTTTTATTTTTTGTAGAAATTCCTCTTTATAGAGGTATTCTATTCTTCCGTGGTCCTTGGGCCGTGGGCAGTTGTTCTTTCATGCCCTAATACTTTTCCTCCTTTCGATAACATTAGCCCTTGACCACGGGCAATTAATATCTATATTATCCTATATAGAAATGGACATAACAATTAAGGTCAAAGAACGTAATGGCAAGATGTATAGTCAAACATTTGTCGGGGATAAAGAACAAATACTCCCATTAATGCAAGCATACATCCAAGACAATAAACACCATTACGTCGATATCTTCTTCTCAACCGAGGAAGAATCGAAAGCGTTTACGTATGACGAATTGTTTAATCCCAAATAAGAAAGGAACAAAATGGAGAAAGTTCTAGAATTTAAGAAACCGAAAGAACGAAAAGTCATTAAAGATAATTCGTTCGTGGCGAGATTACCGTATCCTTTAACGATTCATGTTTTAGTGGATATCGTGGAAAGAATGGGTGTGGAACATGAAGGCACCGTTCTTCCAGGGCTAAAGTATATCTCTCGAGAAGTAATGAAGAAAGAAATGGAGGAGTAGTGGAAACAATCATTCTCTTATTGCATTTTTGTTTACCGAATGACGGAGAAACACAATGTCTTTTGGTGGAAGAGCAAATGAAAAGTCAACAGATGTGCGAACAGAAAGTTGAACAACTCAATCAAGACTTTATGGATTTAGATGTATTCAATGCGTCATGTGAAAGGAGCAGCTATGAATCTTAAAAGAGAAGAACTTGATGGCGGGATTAAAAACGCAGATATAAAATATACCTACGACCACATAGCCGTTAAATTAATTAGTCAACACGCTTGGGTAAGAGTTCCTCATTGGATTCCAGGAGTCGAGACACATCCACAGGAGGGAATAGTATGGGAACAAAAAAGAATATAAAACCTGTCTATGAATACACGGATAAACGAGCCTCCGTTCGTTATCACTACGAAGAAGACAAAAGAAGAAGAGCAAGAAGGTTAGCCGATAAATTATTAGGGAAAAATTATTTTACGAATATGCAAGCCGTGATGCTCGAAGCAGCAATCGAAATGTCGAAAGGAAAAGATAATGTATAAATATTTAGATATACCTGGGTGGTTTAATATGCACGACGCCTATATGAACTTGGTAAAATACTGTGAAGACGGTGATGATATCGTGGAAATAGGGTGTTTTGCAGGGAGATCAACGAGATTCCTTATGGACTCTTTAGACTATGCGGGAAAACACAGAGTTAAGGTGCATGTGATCGATACTTTTGAGGGTTCGGGTATGGAACACTCCACTGTGAACTTAAACTCCATGTACGACGATTTTATGAGGAATTTAAGCGATTATATTGATCAAGAAAGGGTAATAGTCAATGTCAACAGATCAGATAACCAAAATATTCTTGATTCTTTTAACGATAACAGTGTTTTTGGGGTTATCGTAGACGGGGCGCATACCATGGAGGCCGTTCAAGATGATGTCGAGAATTGGTGGCCGAAGATAAAAGACGGTGGAATCATGGTCGGTGATGATGTAGATTGGGAGTCAGTTAAACAAGGAGCATCCAAAGGATTCGCTAAGTTTGGAATTGATAGATACAATATACTTCAAGGTCGGGAAGCATGGTTCGCAGTTATAAAAAACGATCGAAGCAACGAGATAGCGGACAGTCTGAAATTGATCCCAGGTCAAAACTCTATGAGATTAGGTGGTTAGACGCTTATGAAATGGAATCGGGTTGGTTAGATCTTGAAGACGCACTCAAAATCAAACCGCCCGAAGTCCGTTCGGTGGGTTATGTTCTTAAAGAAACGAAAGAATATATCATTTTGGCGGGTGATTTGGGTTCCGATCAAATTGATAAAGACGTTGGTCGGGTGACCGTGATCCCTGGGCAGTGGATCGTTGACAAAAAAATCATCTTGTGAATATCGAAATTCAAGAAACTTCCGCAGCTGTCGCTTGTAAATTAAACGAGATCTGGCACTCTCGATTACCTCAACTTCATCCTAGTAATGTATGGAGATCTAAAAATTACATCTGTTTTTTATTCTTAATCGACGAAGCTGTGGTCGGTGTTGGCATCTGGTCATCTCCGGTGGCTCGGATGTTAAGTAATAAAACATTACTCGAGCTACGTCGGCTAGCTCTGAGCAAACATTGTCCTAAGAATACAGCAACGTATGTCTTATCAAAAATGATTAAAGCTATTAAAGAAAAGTTTCCCGAGATAGAAAAAGTAATCTCGTATCAAGATACTGCCGTTCATTTAGGAACAATCTATAAAGCTGCGAATTGGACACAATCTAACCTCAGTTCGGGTGGCGAATGGACAAGACAATCCAGGGCAAGGGGCAAAGTACAAACAGCAGTTCCTAAAGTGCGTTGGGAATTTTCTCTTTAAAAGTCAAGAAATTTATTTTAATTTTCCTGTAGAAATTTTCTATCGAACTTTGATATACTAGAGTTTCCCTCGCAATAAAAAGGTATAAAACAATGAAAAATTATGAATTAGATCACAAAACTCTCCACCAAGGTCAGCTTCGAAATCTTTATATTGCCTCTTTACACAACAGATTATCTAAAATTCAAGGGATTTGTTCCTGTGGCGAAGACTGTGCTTGCAAAAAAAAGAAAGATTAGGACTAGACTAAATTAATCTAGTTGTGGTTGAGCAGCTTTAGGCTCCAACAAAAAAGCCTTTTCTAACATGGAGTCAACTTGAATCATCAAGTTATCCCACTCGTCCGCTAGATACCCATTCACATTCCCGTCGCTAAAAGTCACTAAGACCTTATCGACTGTATCCTTCAATACCGGATCGTACATTCTCTGTCGTTGGACAGAAAGAACGATCTTATTTTTTATTTCGTTCAACATATCGTTGTCCTTTTTAAGCGGGAGATCGAAACAGGGAAATCCTCCCGCTATCTATATATTTATATAGATTTTTTAGATAAATAAAACAGTAAATGTCAATAGGAATTAATTCCCAAAATCTATAAACCTGCCGATAGTTTATAGATTTTTGATTAGGGCATAAAAAAAGGGGAAGAACCGAAGTCCTTCCCCTAAGCCTTGCGGAGACTCTTATGTAAAAAAGTACCTAAGTACATTTAAACTTTAGTAATAATTTATTCCTTGTCAACTATACGGATACTTCTTCTTTCCACTTCTTTTTTGGCAATTTTAATAATATTTTTTAGTTCTTCTAAACTTAAATCTTTTAATGCTGCTTCCATTTCTTTCTCCTTTGTTTAAGACCTGGGGGCAAAGGGACCTAACTCCTTTACCCCTCAAGTCCGTTCATGCGAGAGCTAAAATTGTTCTCATCCTTCTAGCTTTGGGAGGTAGACGGTAGAGATGATTACTAATTCTCGCTATCAGTAATCAGGAGAAGGGATATTCTTAGATTAGATTTTTGCAAGAGACACTAGATCTAAGATTTTGCAATATACAACCTTTCCGAGCCTTAGCCCTTAAATATTGTTATTACCAATATCCCCTCTCCTCATTACTGAGGATCCTTTTTAAGGATGTTATCGATTTGAGTATTAGTGCTCTTAATCATATTTTGAGCAATCATCAAACCAGATGCTTCGCCTAATTGATAAGCGTAATCAAAAACTTCTGCTAACCATTGGTTAATCAAACTTTCTGTTGTCGTAAAGTTTGGTTCCATTTTAGTTTTGTTTTCAATAGCTGCTTCAGCAATCTTCAGCATCTTTTCTTTCTTTTGCATATGTTGTGTTATCATCATACTGCCTTTCTTTTTTCGAATTCTTTGTCAACTAAACTAGAAACAATACCAGAGATCTTTCGATCTTTTCCCGCTAACTTCTTTAGCTTCGTGTGTGTTTCTATTCTTACGATAATTGACTTATACTTGTTAGTGTCCGTCATTTCTTTCTCCTATTATATAAATATATATTAATATGTAGTTTAGTCAAGTCTTTGCACAGAAAAATTTACAGCTTCTTTTAAAGGATCTGTGGATAATCCACAATCTTGATAACCACCAATGATTGTATTTAAGTATCCCTGGAAGGGAGGATAAACTACTTGCTTATCCACCATGCTGTAAAACATAATTCTAATATCTTTATTATCTTTAAACTGCCAATGATATTTCTTGGTGTAAAGGTTTGGATAACCTTCATAAATATCCAATGCCCTTTCACAATCGGGTGTTATTTTAAATAACGCTCCCGTTACAGATTTATCTTTGGAAGGTTGCACATCAGCAACTCCTCTAAAGACTAACTCATGTCCTTCTAAAGTATAGGGTTCAATATACTGAGATTTAGGACATCTCATTTTCATATGTTCATGATTCATATTTGAACCATAAGCAAAGTAATAACTTACTTTGTCTTTTTCTTTTTGCTTTCTATTAGCCATTCTTTTAGTGTTTCTCCTAATGATTGTGAAGCCAGGTCAATTTTATTTCGTAGGCTCGCTACAATATTTTCATCAACTGTGTTCTCACAAATTATATCTATATAGGTCACATTATTCTTTTGACCTATTCTATGTGCTCGGTCTTCTGATTGTATTCTTTTTTCTAAATCATAATTATTAGAAAAATAAACAACCGTATGAGCAGCTGTTAGTGTTAATCCATAGCCACCTGTTTGTTGGTTAGCTACGAAAAATCTCACAGGATCTTCTGGATCCTGGAATTTTCTGACGATTTCCTGTCGGTCTTGGTCCTTGGTATCTCCAAAGTAAGTCGCAACAGAATCATCACCAAACTTTTTCTTTAAGTTCTTTTCAATATCAAAAATTGAATATCGATAGTTTGCCCAAATAATAACTTTTCCTTCTACCTCTTCTAAGACATTGAGCAGTTCGTCCATACGACTATTCTTCAACGGTATGGGTTGATCTCGTTCGTTGTCCGTGGGCAGGTAGCCACAAGTAATTTGATGTAATCGAAGCAACATGGTCATGGTATTATTAACCGTGAGTGTTTCCCCTTCGAGCTGCGTAATCGCAAACGTGGCCAAATCATTATAGGCTTTCTCTTGTTCTTTACTAAGTTCAATGTACCTGGGTGAATAAATTTTCGCTGGCAAATCTAAACAATCCTCTTTCAATACTCGAAAAGAAAAGAACGCTAGCTTCCTGGATAGTTCATCTAAATTTCTAAAACCAACAA